ATGAGTATTAGAAATATTGAAAACTCTATCATACAAAAGCTAAAAGACTCTTTTCCCGAAGTTCTTGTGCAAGGTTTCCCCGATAAACCCTCCGAGTTTATTCTTTTACACCCGATAGGTGCTTTACTCGTTCATTATCAGGGAAGTAATTACACAAATTCAAATGCTCTCGGAATAATTTCTCAAGAAAATAAAAAAGAGTTTGCCATAACTGTCGTAACAAGAAATCTAAGAGCAAATCAGGGAGCCTATGAATACATAGATAACGTCAAAGCTGTCCTTACGGGATTTCAACCCGATGAATGCTCAAAATTAATGCCACTAAAAGATTATTTCATTTCTGAAAATTCAGGAATTTGGCAATACGGAATTAATTTTTCACTAACCACAACTAACATACAAAATTATTGATTAAACATTTACCCCAAAGGAGACTATATGCCTGCATCATTTTTACATGGTGTCGAAACCATTGAAGTTACCAAAGGTGCAAGAACGATTACAACGGTAAAAACTGCCGTTGTCGGACTTGTCGGAACTGCACCGATTGAAGATGTTGAAGATGAATACAAAACAATTAATACCCCGACTCTGATTTTGAACGAAACCGAAGCCGTAAAATATTTCGGCAATCACAAAGCCGGATTTACAATTCCTCAAGCCCTGAAAGCTATCTTTGACCAAGGTGCCGGAATTGCCATTGTTATTAATGTCTACAACCCCGAAAAGCACGACTCCGTTGAAGATGTAAAAATATCCGATATAAACGGAGGAATTGATTCTCAAACAGGAAAACGAACAGGAATGAAAGCGTTTGAAGATTGCTATTCCTTATTCGGTTATTATCCGAAAACAATTATTGCCCCGTTTTCTGTGAAGAAACTGCCGTTGTATCGGAAATGAACACTCTGTGCAATAAAATCAGAGCAATGGGAATTGTTGATGCTCCCGTTGGAGCTTCTGTTCAAGATGTTATTACAGGTCGTGGGCCTGAAGGTACGATTAATTTTAACACATCTTCAGAACGTCTAATCCTTTGTTATCCGCATTTAAAAGTATATGATTCGGAGTCGGATTCAATAAAACTGCAACCTTATTCTCAAAGACTTGCCGGAGTTATTGCTGCCAAGGATGTCGACAAAGGATATCACTGGTCTCCGTCAAATACGGGAATACAGGGAATTGTCGGTATTGAACGGCAATTAACCTCTATGATTAACGACCCGACAAGCGAAGTTAATACCCTAAACGAAGCCGGAGTTGTAACCGTATTTAACTCATACGGCTCAGGTTTCAGGACTTGGGGCAACCGTTCTGCTGCATATCCGAGTTTAACCCATCCGACAAATTTCATAAATGTCAGAAGAACAGCCGATATTCTTCACGAATCAGTCGAATACTCAATGCTCCAATTTATGGATTATCCGATAGATAACGGCTTGATTGATTCTATTTGTGAAACAGTTAATCAGTTTATTCGCACATTAATCGGTCGTGGTGCGTTGATTGATGGCAAGTGTACTTTTAATCAGGACAAAAACCCTGCAACGGAAATCGCAAACGGGCATCTTGTTTTTGATATCGAATTTATGCCTCCGACTCCTGCTGAAAGAATAACTTTTGAGTCGTTCATTAACATCGAGCTGTTGAAATCATTAGGAGCATCTTAATGTACGCAACAGTCAACAATAATGGTGATTTGGAAGTCCATACAGACGAAAACGACAGCTGCTTCCTTTGTAAAAACTTGTATAAGTGTCCCTTAATACAAGCAATTAGCAAGGAATATGTCATTCTGCATTATTCTGACATCGAAATATCACAATGTGCATTATTTAAACGCTAATACCCTAAAAATAACGAGGAATATATAATGTCCAAAATTGAAATTAATAAATTAACCAACGCAAATATTTACATGAACGGCACAAACCTTTTAGGTAGAGCCGAAGAAGTACAACTACCACAAATCAAACACAAAATGGCTGAACACAAAGCTCTTGGTATGGTTGGCTCGGCAGAATTTTTCGCCGGCATAGATAAACTTGAATGCAAAATAAAATGGAATGCACTCTATCCTAATGTTCTAAGAACTTGTGCAAATCCGTTTCTTGCCACAATGATTCAAGTAAGAGCCTCTCTTGAAACCTACAACGGTGCCGGAAGAATTAACGAAGTTCCTGCAACAGCGTTTTTAATCGGTACTTTTAAAGAATTTCCGTTGGGGAATATAAAGCCACACGAAAATGCAGAATACGAAACAACAATGACCGTAACCTACGCAAAGTTAATTGTAGATAAGCAGGAAATCTTTGAAATAGATGTACTGCAAAACATTTACAAAGTGGGAATGGTTGATATGCTCGCAAAATTTAAGAAGAATGTGGGGGCATAGTGGAAGATTCAATCCTTAAAAAAGTTAATTCAAAAAAAAGTCTGACCGAAGAAATTGCCACCCGAAAACGTGCATTAAATTTTTATTCGCTTGCTAATATTCTTCCTGATCCCGATATTGTCCTACGCAAACAGGGGAAAGATGTTCGAGTTTACAAAGAATTACTCTGCGACCCTCACGTTTTTGCCTGTGTTCAATCAAGAAAAGCAGGTGTTCTCTCACTTGAATGGGAAATAAACAGAGGACTGGATAAAGACGAAAAAGCGGAAGCTATTGAAAACTTACTAAAACAACTCGATATCCACAAACTGATTTCAGATATTTTGGATGCAACACAGTTTGGGTTTCAGCCTTTGGAAATAATATGGAAAAGAGATAAATCAGGATATATTTTACCTGAAAAAATAGTTGCAAAACCTCCCGAATGGTTTTGTTTTGATGACAACAACACTCTAAAATTCAGGACTAAAGAGAATTATTACGGTGAAGAATTGCCAAATAAAAAGTTTTTGTTGGCTCAAAACAACCCCTCATACAACAATCCTTACGGAGAACGAACTCTTTCACGAGTTTTCTGGCCTGTTACATTCAAAAAAGGCGGATTAAAATTTTGGGTTATTTTTACGGAAAAATACGGAATGCCACATCTTATTGGTAAACATCCTCGAGGAGCGACAAAAGAAGAAACCAACACTCTTGCCGATATGCTTGAAGAAATGGTACAAGATGCCATTGCCGTCATCCCTGATGATTCCTCCGTAGAAATCCAAGAAGCAAATAAATCCTCGTCTGCTGCGATATATGAACAACTTATCGATAAAATGAATGCTGAAATTTCAAAAGCCATACTCGGTCAAACTCTAACTACCGAAATAGGCTCAACAGGAAGTTATGCTGCCTCAAATACACATTTTGCAATACGACAAGATATTATTGATGCAGATAAAAAACTCGTTGAAAGTGTTATTAATCAATTAATAAGATGGATATACGAAATTAACTTCTCAACAGCTAATATTCCCGTCTTTGAAATGTATGCACCTGAAGATGTTGATTTGACTCTTGCTCAAAGAGACAAAATTCTTTCAGACACAGGAGTAAAATTTACCAAAGAATATTTTATTAAAAATTATGGTCTTGAAGATGAGGATTTTGATATCCGAGAGGACATCTTACCAACTGCAACACCAAACTTTAGTGAGTTTAAAGAAGAACCCCCAATCGTTCAAGGACAGAAACAAATAGAAGATTTGTTTAAATTCTTATCTGAAACGGAGCTTTCAAAACAAGCTCAAAATATGCTATCTCCACTGATTTCACTTCTTGAAAATTGTGACGATTACGAAGAAGCCTACGAATTACTTACAGACAAAAACTTAAAAAGCAAAAAGTTTGAACAGACTCTTCAAAAAGCTATGTTCCTCTGTGAACTGCAAGGAAGGAGCGATGGTTTGGATGATTGAGGTTAATAAAATATATTCAGGACATGCATTGGAAGTATTAAAAACATTTGATGATGAATCAATAAATATATGCATAACCTCGCCACCCTATTGGGGATTAAGAGATTACAAAACTAATCCTGTAAAATGGTCTGACGGTTGGGAGGGCGAACTCGGTGCAGAACCCGATTTTAATCAATACATTAATCACTTATGTGATATTTTTGATGAAGTTAAACGTGTATTAAAAGATGACGGAACTTGTTGGGTAAATTTAGGTGACACTTATGGTGGTTGCTCTCTAAATTCATCATACGGAATAAAAGCCAAAGGCGAAACTTCATTTTTGAAAAGCGTTGAACATTTACAAAAAACTGCTCATACACGAGGAAAATATTCAAAAAGTTTGTTATTGCTCCCATTCCGCTTTGCCATAGAAATGATGAATAGAGGGTGGACAGTCAGAAATGTTATTATTTGGCAAAAACCAAATGCAACACCATCAAGTGCAAAAGATAGATTTACTGTCGATTTTGAATATCTGTTTTTCTTCTCAAAAAAGAAAAAATATTATTTTAATCAACAAATAGAGCCTTTTAAATCAACTACCCTCGTGCGTTGTAAAACGGGCTGTGGGCTGAATAAAGGAGCAGCATACAAAGGTTTAAATAAAGAAAACTTTGAAAAACTGCAACAAAGAATTCTAAACGGAATAATAAAAGGTAAAAACAAACGTGCGGTTTGGCAAATAGCTACAAAAGGTTATCATGGAGCACATTTTGCGACATTCCCCAAAGAACTGGTCGAAGTACCTATTAAAGCCGGCTGTCCTATAAACGGAATTGTTTTAGACCCTTTCATAGGAAGTGGAACAACTGCCGTAGTAGCACAAAAACTCAATTGTAACTACATTGGAATTGAATTAAACCCCGAATATATACAATTGGCAAATAATCGAATCAAAGAAGGAATATAAATGACATTTACCCCTGAAGAAGCAGCTATGAAAAGGAATTTTCTTAAACAGCGACAGAGTTTACCACTTCATCTGAAAGTCGAACTCTCCAAAAACAGAATTAAGCAATTTTACGAACATTTTGACGGACAAGTCTATGTCTCTTTTTCAGGCGGAAAAGATTCTACCGTATTATTACATCTCGTGCGTTCACTCTATCCCGAAGTACCTGCTGTTTTTGTCGACACAGGGCTTGAATATCCTGAAGTTAGAAAATTTATTAAACAAACTGCAAACACAATTACAATAAGACCTAAAATTACATTTAAAGAAGTATTGGAGCAATATGGTTATCCGGTTATAAGTAAAGAAGTTGCAAAAACAATTGAAGAAAGCCGAAGAAACCCTAACGGCTATACAAAAAAGAAGTTTAACTCAAATAGTGACTACGTGAAAAAATATGGCTCACGTTACGACCTCTCAAAGTGGATACCATTGAGGGATTCGGATATAAAAATATCTTCTCAATGTTGCAATGTAATGAAGAAAAAACCGTCATATAGATATGAAAAAGAAACAGGTCGTAAACCCTTTATTGCAACAATGGCGGCAGAAAGCAACTTAAGAAAACAAGAATATTTGAAAAAAGGTTGTAACTCTTTTGATACAAAACGCCCTGCCTCAACTCCGCTTGGATTTTGGACAGAGCAAGATATTCTTCAATATATAAAGGAAAATAATTTACCGTATTGTTCTGTATATGGCGATATTTTGCAAGATAAAAAAGGCAAATTCTATACCACAGGAGCAAAACGCACAGGATGTATGTTTTGCATGTTCGGTGTCCATACGGAAAAATCCCCCAATAAGTTTGAGTTAATGCGTGAAACTCATCCCAAATTGCACGATTACTGCATCAACCAACTTGGTTGTGGAAAAGTCCTCGATTTTTTAGGAGTGAAGTATTAATGGTACAACTTAAAGGTCTGTTTAAACTTGCTCCGAGTCTTGCAATAAAATATTTCAAAAACAAAAACAATAAATTTAGTTGGGATTGGTACGAACTATGGCAAGATGCACATAAAAAGTCTTTTGCGGTCGCTAAAGTTATGCGAGAAGATATCCTCAAAGATATTCGTTCAGCTTTAGACAAAGCACTTTCTGAAGGCAAAACCTTTAAAGAGTTTTCAAAAGAACTTAAACCAACACTCCAAAAGAAAGGTTGGTGGGGCGAACAAATTATCGTTGATTCAAAAGGTAATGCCGAAAAAGTTCAGCTTGGCTCAATGTATAGATTAAAAACAATTTATTCAGTAAATATGCAAGTAGCTTATCAGACGGGAAGATATAAGACACAAGTGGATAATGCAGAAAATCGACCTTACTGGGAATACGTTGCCGTTATGGATACTGCAACAAGACCTGAACACGCAATGCTTAACGGCTTGATTTATCGATATGATGACCCGTTTTGGCAGAGTTTTTACCCTCCGAACGGTTGGCGGTGCAGATGTAGAGTTAATGCCCTTTCTGATTACAAAATACAAAAAAATAAAAGCATCGTGTCTTCTTCAGAAGGTACTTTATCCCAACAAATGGCACTTGTTTCTAAAAAATCAGGCGAATACAAGCCTGTAACTGTTTATACCGACCCACTTACAGGCAAAAGGATTTCCCCTGATGTCGGTTGGTCACATAACCCTGCAAGTGGATTAATTGAACAGTAATAAAACACTATTTGAACAGATATAAAACAACAAGGAGTTTTAAATGACTATTGATAAAAAATCTCTAATCAATTGGGTTGGCGGTAAAAGGTTGTTGCGTAAAACAATAGAACCACTTATCCCTAAAGATATAAAATCATATATTGAGCCATTTGGTGGTGGCGGTTGGATTTTATTTTACAAAGACAAATGGGCTGATTTAGAAATCTACAACGACCTCGACAGCCGTCTTGTTAACCTTTTCAGAATTGTTAAGTATCATCCTAATGCATTTAAAGAGGAGTTTAACTATCTTCTCGGCTCTCGTGAAATATTTTTTCAATTTATGAACTCAACCCCGATTACGGATATTCAAAAAGCTGTTCAGTTTTATTACTTAATAACTCGCTCATTTGGTGGTAAAGGTAATACGTTCGGAACGGTCAAATGTTCAAGCGGTGGTGCTTGTAAATCCTTAAAAAATGTGCCTGAAAAAATTGATGCTATCCACAAACGTCTTGATAAAGTAATGATTGAAAATCGTGACTTTGAAAAACTCATCAAACAATACGATTTTGAAAATGCATTTTTCTATTGCGACCCACCGTATTCCAAAGGTTGCGGATACGAAGTTACATCTACGGAAGATTTCGACCACGAAAGATTAAGAGAAATTCTTGGAAATATAAAGGGCAGATTTTTACTGTCCTATGACGATTCTCCAAAAATTAGAGAATTATACAAAGGGTTTGAAATGATTGCCATTGAAAGACAAAACGGCATTAACAACAGACAGGGCGATAATCGATTAAACAAAGTGTTCAAAGAGCTTTTAATCGCCAATTATCCGATACGAGAAATACATGAGCGACAAACCGATTGAAATCAAAATCGATAATAAAGATGTTGAGAGAAAGTTGTTAGAACTTGCTCAAAAAGGCGAAAACCTGCGACCGTTAATGAAAAACATCGCAGGTGTTCTTGCTTCTTCGACTGAAGAAAACTTCAAACAAGAAGGCAGACCTGATAAATGGACAGACCTCGCTGATGTTACAAAAAAGAACAGAGAAAAAATCAACAAATGGCCGGGACAAATTTTGCAAGTTGAAGGTCAGCTTGCATCATCTGTTACAACGCAATATGACGATGCTTCTGCTGTTATCGGAAGTAATAAAGATTATGCGAGAATTCACCAACTCGGAGGTGATGCAGGCAGAGGTAAAAAAGTAAAAATCCCTGCTCGACCATATCTTCAATTAACTGATGATGATTTTGAAGAAATACTCTCTGAATTCAAGAAGTATTTATCTGACAATAGTTAAGGGATTTTTATTCTCCAAAAGTAGTATTCGGGAAAGAAAAAGGAGTAAAAAATGAACATTGTTGAACCAATTAGAAAAAAGAGTGATTTGAAAAAGATTGAAAAAATACTTAAAGAGCAGGGTTTAAGAGACCTTTTAATTTTTACAATCGGAACTAATTGCGGCTTAAGGATTTCTGACATTTTGAATTTGAATGTAGGTGATGTAAGAAACAAAACCTACATTAATATTATTGAAAAGAAAACAAACAAACCAAAACGTTTTCCTATTAATTCAAAATTAAAACCTATGCTTGACAAATTTACACAAGATAGAAAAACGGAAGAACCTCTTTTTAAGTCTATATTTGGCAATAGAATGGAACGTACTCAATGCTATAGGATTATAAACGAAGCATGCAAAAATGCAGGAATCGATTATAAAGTTGGGACTCACACATTGAGAAAAACTTTCGGATATCATCATTATCAAAAATTTAAAGATGTTGCGGTATTACAAAAAATTTTCAATCATTATTCCCCGCAAATTACAATGAGATACATTGGTATTGATCAGGATATGATTGATGACAGCTACAACAATTTCGTCTTATAATACACTAAAATCAACACACTCAACATAAAAAGTAACTCAACATAATAGTTCTTTTGTTGTAACTCATTCTCCAGTTTGATTTTATCACAAAAATAGAAATTTATATAAATAATTTTAAGTTAGTTTAAGATTAGATTACTAATTGAAATTATCTTTATATATCTATGTTAGAGGTGGTTTTTATTACAACTCAATAGTTCAACTGTTGAATGTGCAGTATTTCCATTAAATATAAGATTTTTGCCAACTAATTCTAAACAAATATAAAGAATTCAACATAAATTTTTATAAAAAATAACAAGCGAAAATGTTTGTGTTACAATTATTTAGTGGTTATACAAAAAATAACTCAACAAAAGAGAAAAAAGCATGAATAATATAATAAATTATAAATTAATTAGTTTTTTACTATCGTGGATTTTCCCCACAAAAGAAACACGTAGAGCTTTTAGAACTCTATGTAATACTATTGAAGATGAAAAGGAAACCCCTAAAATTTTTAAGCGCTATAAAAAAATTATAAAAAAAATTGCAAAAAAGAAACAAATTCGTGTGATTTTTTTAATAAGTGAAAATTCAAAATGGAAAGCACAGTCTTTATTTGACTTAATGGATAAATCAGAAAAGTTTGAGCCAATTATTGCTTTAACAGTATTAAAAGGTGTACATAAAGGGGAGGACATTACAAGAAATAATATAGATGAAGATTATAATTATTTCAGAAACAAGGGAATGCAAGTCGTTTTGGCTTATGAAGATAATAAATTCTTAGATTTGAAAAATTTTAATCCTGATATCGTTTTTTATCAACAACCTTGGGATATAAGTAAATTGCAATCTCCAAAAGAAGTCTCAAAATATGCTTTAACATATTACATCCCATATTATGTTAATAATTACGAATTACAACCTATTGAATACGAACAAGAACTCCATAGGTTTGTATATAAATATTTTGTATTAAATAAATGGTGGGAAGATGAATATAAAAGAAAATCAAACCTTAATAATGTTGTTGGACTTGGCAATCCTATTTTAGATAATTTTAGACAAAACAACAACCATGACAAAGATAAAAATTATGTTATATATGCCCCACATTATTCTTTCTTCCACGAATTAAATAAAAATCCTGTTAATTATGGAACTTTTTTAGAAAATGGCGAACTTATATTAGGCTTCGCACAAGAACATAAAGAGTATAATTGGGTATTTAAACCACATCCACAATTAAAATTTGCATTATATAAAGTTTGGGGTAAAGATAAAACAGATAAATACTATATGGATTGGGAGAATATCGGATTAGCTTGTTATGATTCATCTTATATAGAATTATTTAAAAAATCAAAATTATTAATAACAGATTGCGATTCTTTTTTATTAGAGTATTTTTGCACAACAAATCCTATTATTCACTTGATATCTCCAAAATGTTCAATAAATCCATCTGAATTTTCAAAAAATATTTTTGATAGTTTTTATAAGGTAAAAACAAATGAAGAATTATTTGCGTCATTAGACGAAATTCTAATAAAAAATAACGATTTTAAAAAAGAAAGTCGTAATATGGCATTAAAAAAAAGCAATTTGTTAAATAGTTATGCCGCTCAAAATATTATAGATGAAATTTTAAAAGATGTTGATATCAAAAACATTGAAGTGTGAAAGGATTGTTATTTATGAATATAAAAACAAATAGAGTGATAACATATGGTACTTTCGATGTATTACACTACGGACACATAAAATTATTAGAGAGAGCGAAAGCTTTAGGTGATTATTTAATTGTTGGTTTATCAAGTGATAATTTTAATAAGCTAAAAAATAAAGAATCTTTTTATACATATGAGCAACGAAAAATTATATTAGAAGCATGTAGATATGTAGATTTGGTGATTCCGGAAGAAAATTGGGAACAGAAAGTTTCAGATATAAAGAAATACAAAATAGATGTATTTGTTATGGGGGATGATTGGAAAGGTAAGTTTGACTTTTTAAAAGAATATTGTGAAGTTAAATATCTTACAAGAACTCCTGATGTATCCAGTACCAATACTAAAGAATATTTAACGGGGGTTAATTAA